CTCATAAATATGTTGGATTAGATAAGTTACCTGACGATATGAAAAAAGAATTTAATAATATAAAATGAAAAAAGCTAATGTAAAAACAATATATATCTCTGATAAAATATATATTAAAAAAGAAGATGTAGAAGACTCTAATAATTTAATTAGTCTTTTTACATACGATAATGGTGATGAAATTTTATCTACATTAGGAGAAGATGATTTATATTTTGTTGTTCCAAGTAATGGATACCACAAATTAGAGTGGCAAGAAGTTATAGATAATAGAAAATACGAAGAAGCTAATACAGAAATGGTATTTTCTGGTGAGCTACGATGGGAACAACAAGAATTAGTAGATAAATTTTTTCAAAAAGGTCGTGCAAGGAGTGGAATAATACAAGCACCTTGTGGATGGGGAAAAACGTATACTGGTTGTAATATTATTGCTAGAAATAATATAAAAACTCTTATTATGGTTCATACTAAACTTTTATTTAGACAATGGATTGAAGAATTAGAACATCAAATTCCTAATATAAAAATAGGTAAAATTGGCGATGGTTTTTTACAAGTTGAAGATATAACAGTAGGTATATATAAAAGTGTATATAATAATTTGTCACAGCTTAGAGAATCATTTTCAATGATTATTGTTGATGAGGCTCATCTTTGTCCTGCTGATTTATTTTCTACTACTCTTAATAACTTAAATGCTAAAATTAAAATTGGAATTACAGCAACACCAAAAAGAAAAGATGGAAAACATGTGTATTTATCTGATTATTTTTCTCCTTTTCTTGTATCTGCTCGTGATCCTAGAAAATTAAATGATCCTTCTGTAAAAATTATACAAACAGATTTTAGATTTCCAGTAATTGATCCTAAACGAGATTGGTCTCGACAATTAAATAAACTTTGTGGTAATACTAATTACCACAAACTTATCGCAAAAACAGCAATTCAAATGATTGCAAATAATCGTTGTCCTCTTATATTAGGTGAGAGAGTACAAATGTTAAAAGATATTCAACAATTAATTCCAAATAGTGTATGTTTAATAGGAGAAACAGATGAATCAACTAGAAAAGATGTTCTTTCTAATGTCGGAGGAAAATATAAAGTTGTCTTATCAACGAAGCTCTTTGATGAAGGTATTAGTTGTCATCGGTTGGATACATTGTTTCTTACTTGCCCTAATAACAATCCTATTAAGCTGGAACAGCGGATTGGTAGAATCATTCGTGAACACGATGATAAACAACTTCCTTTAATTATAGATTTTTGGTTATCTGGACCAATTGTACATAGACAACAAACAAAAAGATTAGAATGGTACAGGAGTAGAAGTTATTATATACTTTAATTGGTATGAAATCTATCGTATAGCAAGAGGCGATCCTGCTGCAATTGTTATCTTGACTTATGCCCAAACAAAAAGCTATAATGAATTTATAACATGGCAAGGAAAATCACTTTTAGAATTACTTCATATAAATCATATTCCTGCATTTCTATTTCAACAAGGAACTTTAGATTCTATAAAAGGAAAAATTTATTGTAATTATAGAAGTAAAGAAAAACAAAGTTATATGCTTAATCCAAAAATTTTAACATATAATGTAAATGCTAAACTAAAAGTTAATTATATTAAAATTTTAAGTATGCGAAGAATATCAGAAAAATGTAATTATATTCCTAGAGCATATTTAACAGATTTAGAAATGGAAAATCCATTTTTAACATATGATGAAAATTATATATACTTTAGATATGAGTCTCTGGTTTCAGAGAATAAATCCTAAACACAGAACTTACGTTCAACAAGGAGGATAAAATGGTTGCTTGGGATAAAGCAAAAGGAAAACAAAATAGTGGTCAACGTAGAGAAATTCAACGAATGACTATGAATATTGGGGATAATAAACTTCGACTAATTGGAGATGTATTACCCCGTTATTGTTATTGGGTAACAACTACAGAAGGTAGAAAAATGCCTGTAGAATGCTTAGAATTTAGTAGAGAAACAGAAAGTTTCGATAATTCTGCATCTAACCCATTTAAAGATATTGATGAAGCTGTATATTCAGATAAACCTCAATTTTCTTATGTATGTAATGTAATTGATCGAACAGATGGACAAATTAAATTATTTGATTTACGATCAACTATATATAGTCAAATCGTAGACTACGCGTCTAATCCTGAATATGGAAATCCATCAGATCCAAAAACTGGATATGATATTACAGTTAAAAAAGAAAAAACTGGACCCCTTCCTCAAAATGTAAAATATACTACTATTCCTGCTAGAGCTAGTACGGAATTAACTGAGGACGAATTAAAATTAGAATTATTTGATTTAAATCGTATTTATAAACGTCAAACTTACGATGAGCAAAAAGAATGGTTAATGCAAAATACAGCCTTTTTTGCTGGTGATGTCAGTGATGAGTTTAAAGCTACTGAAGAAATTGACGATTTAGCATGAAAAAGTCCCTTAAAGATTTAGTAGGATCTCCTGAGCCTGTAGATCCTACTGCTCCTCGTAGTTTTGGAGCTTTTACAGACGTAGCAGGTGAAGTAGCTAAAATCGATCTAGAAAAATTGAGAGGTTATGAAGTATTTTTTGCTACTCCTTGTTATGGAGGAGTAGTTACTGATCAATATTTTCTTTCGATGTTTAAATTAAGCCAAGCTCTTATGTCTCATGGTATATCTTTCCGTGTTACAACTCTAAGAAATGAGAGTTTGGTAACACGAGCTAGAAATATACTAGCAGCTATGTTTATGGAAAGTACAGCATCACATCTATTTTTTATAGATGCAGATATAGAATTTGATGTTGATGGTATTTTACGAGCATTAGCATATGATAAAGATATTTTAGCAGCAGCTTATCCAAAAAAAGCTCTTCCTATTCAGTATGCTATTAATTTTAAATTTAGTGATCCTGAGAAAAAACAGATAAAAGTAGAAAATGGAGCTGTTGAAGTATTAGATGCATCAACCGGATATTTTTGTGTTAAACGCAGAGTATTTGATAAAATGAGAGAAGCATATCCAGAATTACATTATAGAAATGATAGTAATATTGATACTAAATTTAATAAATATTGTTATTCATTTTTTGATACAATTCAAGATCCAGATGATAATCGTTATTTATCAGAAGATTATACATTTTGCCGAAGATGGCAAAAACTTGGAGGAGAGATTTGGTTAGATCCTAATACTAAACTTAACCATGTTGGAACTTATACATTCGAAGGTGATTTAAGCCAAGTTATAGGAATGGTAGATTCTCATACATGATAGATGAAGATTATCAAGCTTGGGAGCTGTATCCTCAATATAGATGGGTTTTTAATAAATTAGAGATTGCTCTCAAGCTTGGTTATCGAGCAGGTCCTGCCTGTACTCCTTTACCCTCTACATTAAATCATTATAAAGTTATTATAAGACCTATATATAATTTATATGGAATGGGAATAGGTGCAAAAGTATGTACATTTATTCCTGAAATTGATAATGACTTTATTATTCATCATGGACATATTCCTCCTGGATATTTTTGGTGTGAATACTTTGAAGGAACTCATTACTCTATAGATTATAAAGCTACAAATGCTTCTAAAGATTCTCTATTTAGATGGGAATCTTTTCATGCGATGATAGGAGAACATTCAGAAAAAAATCTTACTAAATTTACAAAATGGAAGTGTGTAAAATCTCCTAAAATCAAACTTCCAGCATTTTTAAATAAAATAATAGATATAGATTTTTTAAATATAGAATTAATTGGAAATAAAATTATTGAAATACATTTAAGAACAGGTAATGATATTTTACATAATAAGCAAATAGGTACAGTTGCAATTCCTATATGGAAAAATGAAGAATATAAAATTAAAGAATTGAAAGAACAAGGTTATAAATTTAAAAATAATTATCATCCAGATTCATTTAAATATGATGCGGATGGACATCTAAATGATATACGAACAGGATATATGATAAAATGAATGAATTAAGTTACGCAATGAATACAATATTTTTTGTTATATCTGGTGCAATGGTTATGTGGATGGCCGCCGGATTTACTGCTCTTGAAGCAGGGTCAATTAGAACAAAAAATGTAACAGAAATTTTAACTAAAAATGTCGCACTATTTTCGGTGGCATCTATCGCATTTTTATTTGCTGGTTATGGTATGATGTATGGATGGAATGAACCAGAAACACATTCCATGTATGCAGATTTCTTTTTTCAAATGGTATTTGTCGCTACTGCAATGTCTGTAGTATCTGGTGCTGTTGCAGAGAGAAAGAAACTATGGTCGTTTTTAATATTCGCCGCAGTGTTTACAGCAGTCATATATCCATTAGAAGGTTTATGGACATGGGGTGGTGGCTTTCTTAGCGAACGAGGATTTTCTGATTTTGCTGGTTCTGGTATTGTTCATATGGCCGGAGCAATTGCAGCTCTTGCATCTGTTATTATGATAGGGCCTCGACAAGGAAAATATGATGAGAATGGTATACCACAAAACATTCCCGGCTCCAATATGCCTCTAGTTGCATTAGGAACTTTAATTCTATGGTTAGGATGGTTCTTTTTCAATGGTGGTTCCCAATTAGCATTTTCTACAATTGATGATGCCAAAGCAGTTGGTAAAATATTCGTTAATACTAACATGGCTGCAGCAGGTGGATTACTAGCAGCAATGATTGTATCTAAAATATGGACAAAGAAAGCTATTCTTAATGTGACATTGAATGGAGCATTAGCAGGATTAGTAGTTATTACTGCTGATCCTTATACTCCAAGTCCAGAGATGGCGGTGTTATATGGTGCATTAGGTGGTGCAATAATCCCCTACGCAATGAGTCTATTTGAAAAAATGGGTATTGATGATCCTGTAGGTGCAATTTCTGTTCATGGTGTTGCTGGTATAATTGGACTACTGTTAGTTCCTATCTTTAATTCAGATGCAACTCTACAAGCTCAAGTAGAAGGTATAGTAGTTATTGGTTCGTTTGTATTCATAACCTCTATTGCTACTTGGTGGATACTACATAAAACAATAGGTATTCGTGTAGGTGAAGAAGAAGAACTTAGTGGTTCTGATATGTGGGAAGGGACAGGAAGTGCATATCCAGAGTTCATGGAAGATGGATTGCAAACTCTTATCAAAAGAAGAAAATGAAAAAAATAGATTGGGATGAGGTTTGGAAAGAAGCTAAAAAACATGGTTCAATAGGAATTGAAGAAAAATGTGCAATGTGGGTTTTAGGTATCTTTTTGGGCTTAATTTATTTGGTGGTACTTTTATAAAATGAAAATTTTACATTCAGCAGATTGGCATATTCTTCTTCATAAAAAGAAAGTTCCTTATAAATGGCAAATAAATAGATTTAAAACTTTTTTTAAAAAACTAGTTGCTTTAGAACAAGATTGTGATGTACATATTATAGCAGGTGATATATTTGATAAAAAACCAGAACCAGATGAAGTATGTTTATTTTTATCTTATATAAATTCTGTTAATATACCAACATATATTATACCAGGTAATCATGAAGCAACTAAAAAAGGAGAAACATTTCTTGAGCACTTTACTTTAGAAAATGCGATTACAAATTTAAACGTACATCTTATTACTAAAAATAAACGTGTGCAAGAAGGCAGTGCATTTTTCCAATTTTTTCCATATGGAGAAATGCAGATTGATAATTTACCAACTAAAAAACATGAAAAAGACATTTTGGTCACCCATATTCGAGGTGAAGTACCGCCTCATATCACACCAGAGTATGATTTCGAGAAACTTCGTCCCTGGAACCTTATTTTACTCGGTGATCTTCATTTTGCTCATAAATACTTGGATTATCCAGCTTATTATCCTGGTAGTCCTCTTAATGTAACTTTTGATCGTAATCCTACTAGAGAATATGGTGTAAATATTATTACTTTAATTACGTCTCAAAATTTTGACTATAAAGTTGAATTTAAAGATTTAAAATTACCTAAATTATTAAGAAAAACAATTAATGTTGGTGATAATATAGAAAAAGATAATATTAATCATGTTATTTATGAAATAATAGGTTCTATAGATGAACTATCTAAAATTAAAAACTCAGAATTAATAGATAAAAAAATTGCTACGCAGCCTATAGAAAATTCAAAATTAGATTTAAAAAATAAAACATTAATTGAAGAACTTGAGCTTTATCTAAATTTTGTTAAAATTAAAAATACAAAAGAAATTTTAAGTGAGTATAGAGATTTAGGTATAAATGTATGATCTTTCTATAAATAGAACGTATTGGAAATATAGTCAAACAAATACTTTCATGCGTCCTACTAAAAATTATTATTGCCATGTCAAGATTCCAAGTTTAGGATCATATATTTCTGCTCCACCTTATAAAAATCATGGAAAATCTATTAGAGATGATTATTTTTCTCTAGTACGAGATTTTGCTGATAAATATAAAAACTATAAATTTGTTTTAGGTATGAGTGGTGGTATTGATAGTGAAGTATGTGCAGAAACTTTTTATCAATTAAATATTCCCTTTAGAGTTTTAAGTTTAAGACTTTTTAAAGGTCAAAATGATTTTGATTTAATATATGCGGCTAAATATTGTAAAGATAGAGGAATAAATCAAAAATTTATTCCTCTATCTTATAATAAAATAATAAAAAATTTAATCCCAAAAGCAGTAAAATACGGTCAATTTACTCATTCAATCAGTCAAGTAGCATTAACATATTTATTTGATTTTATTGAAGATAATGAGATACTTATTAATAGTGGTCATAATCCTGATTTTTATCCTAATCTAGGTTTTGGATGGTGGGAAGATAGTCCAAATTATATAAAATATGCAATTAATACAAAGAAAAAATTTATGACTTTTACTAGTTTAGAACCTATTTTTTGTCATTATACTAAAAATTATGATTCTTCTCAACCAGGAGAAAAAGATAATAGTTTCCTATATGAGTCATATGATAACTTAACTCATAGAATTAAATACACCGGATGGGAAAAAAGTTTAAAGGAAATGAATACTGCTGAAAATATATTGCGTAAGGAATGTAGATATGCTTATCAAACATTTTTAACTTGGAGAAGTAGTACATTAAGATATAAAAAGAGGCTAGAAGATAACTTAGATAAACACTTTGAGAATACAAAACTATCCGAAGATTGGTTAGAATATAAATTATTAACAGGATTAGAATATGTCAAAGATAGTACTTAATACATTAAAATTTTCTAATATGTTTTCTTATGGTGAGCAAGAAAATATAATTAAATTTAATAAAGATAAAATTACTCAATTAACTGCTCCTAATGGGAGTGGAAAATCTTCTATTGCGTTAATTTTACAAGAAGTTCTATTTAATAAAAACATAAAAGGAATAAAAAAAGCTGATCTTCTTAATAGATGGACAAAATCTAAGAATTGGTGGGCTGAATTAGAATTTTCAATTGATAGAGAAAATTTTTGTATAACTGTGGAAAGAACAGGAATAAAAAGTAATGTAAAATTTATTCAACAATTTAATTCTGATATTTTAGATATATCAGAACATAAAATACTTGATACATATAAAACTATTCAAGAATTAATAGGATTAGACTTTAATATATTTTCTCAACTTACATATCAAAGTTCTATTGATTTATTAGAATTTTTAAAAGCAACTGATACTAATCGAAAAAAATTTCTTATTAATTTATTTAATTTAGAAAAATATATTAAAATAGGAGAAGTTTTAAAAGTTAAAATAAGTAATATTGAAAAAGAATTAGCTATATTACAAGGTGAAATCAAAACTATTGAATCATTTTTAAACCATACTAAAATACCAGAAAAAATTAATTTTATAGAAATTCCTAAACTTGATGAAGATATACTAAAAAGTTTAGCTTTTCTTGAAAAAGAAGTTAAAGAATATGAACAAACATGTAAAAAAATAGACAGAAATAATTTCTATATTAAAGAACGTGATACTTTAAAATTTAATATGTCAATGAAAATTCCGATTACAGATCCTAATATGTTTTCTGATTTAGAAAACATAAATCAAGAAATAACTAAAGTAAAATTACATAAACAAAGTATTGAAAAATCATTGATGAATATTGATATATCTGATACTTGTTATGCATGTGGTCAAACAATAGATAATTCTCAATCTAAACAATTACATAATGATCTAGATAAAGACTTATTAGAAACAGTATTAAAAATTGAATCATGGTCGGAAGAAAAAATATATGCTCAGGATCGTGTTGACACATATCAAGAGGATATGCAAAAATATAATGATAATCAGAAAAAAGTAGAAAGATTTGAACAATTATCCCAACTTATTGATATTGAATTATCATTAGAACATCCTAATTATAGTCAATTACAAAATGATTTACATTCAACACAAAAACAAGTTATAACAAATACAGAAAAAATACAAAATGCTACTGATCATAATCAAAAAGTAAGTATTCATAATGCTAAAACAGACGCTCTAGTAGAGCAAAAAGAACATTTTTTAAGTAGACAAATTAATGTTAAAAATGATATTATTAACTTATCAAATAAACTTAACAACTTAATTATTCTAAGAAAAGCATTTAGTACATCAGGAATTGTTGCCTTTAAACTTGAAAATTTAACTAAAGAGCTTGAAGAAACAATTAATTTTTACTTATCGTCATTATCAGATGGTCAATTTCAAGTAAGTTTTAGATTAGATAAAGAAAAACTAAATATAATTGTCTCTAATAACGGAATTGACACTCCTATTGAAACTGTATCTGGAGGAGAATTTAGCAGAATTCAAACTGCTATTTTATTAGCAATTAGAAATCTCCTATCAAAATTAGGTGGAAGTAGCGTAAATCTATTATTTCTTGATGAAATAACAGGTGTGTTAGATGATGAAGGAAAAGAAAAATTAATTGAAGTACTATCAGAAGAAAAAAATTTAAATGTATTTCTTATTTCCCATGATTTTACACATCCTTTAATTGATAAAATATCTATTACTAAACAAGATAATATTAGTACAATACATACATGAAAATAAAATCTATAGAATGTAACTGTTGTGAATATATTCTACCTTATACTATAACAAATGAATATAAAAATAAAATAATAGGAGTTTTTGGAGATAGTTTTGCTGACTTAGCAAGTTCTAGTAATCATACTGAAAAACATTTAAATCAAGAATTTTCTCACGAATCTTCTTGGTTATTTTATTTAGGTATGTTATCTAATAGTGAAGTTCAAACATGGGGAGTTGTTGGCGGTAGTGAATTTGATATTTTACAAACATTAATTAACAATAAAACTCAGTACGATTACTATATAATATTTCATACACAACCTATGAGAAAAAATAGAACTACTGATAAAGCTACAAATCTTTATAAAACTTTTGCAGCTATTGAAAGTATTACTAGAAAAGAAAAAAATGTACTACATCTTTTTTGGAATAAAAACCATGAAATATATACATTTTCAAAATCTAAATATTATATAGATAATATTTTAAAAAGGCATCCTAATCAATCTGAGAAAAAATATTTTAAAAAAGAAAAGACAAATGAAAATGATCAATTAGCAGGTACTTGTCATTTATCCAATAGAGGTAATTTATTATTAGCTATTAAATTAAATAAAATTCTATTCAGTAACGATGAGTCGAACTGAATAATTCTAAATGCGTAAGGAAAAACTAATATGCTTGCACCAGGCAAAAATCCAATTAAATTTACACTTCGTAAAGATTTCAAAGAAAAACTTAAGAATAAAATAGTAAACTGGGGCTATGGTGGCCTTTCAGAATTTACATATTATCGTACATATTCTCGTAAAAAAACTAATGGTAAAATGGAAACATGGGCAGACTGTGTAATTCGAGTTGTCGAAGGTTTCTTTTCTATTTTAAAAACTCATTCTATTGCATCCTATATTACATGGAATGAAAAGAAAGCACATAAATTAGCAGAAGAAGCAGCAGAACGTCTTTTTGAATTTAAATGGATGCCGCCAGGTAGAGGATTATGGATGATGGGAACACCTTTCATCTGGGAAAAAGGTGGTGCAGCTTTAAATAATTGTGCATTTGTATCTACTGAAGATATTGATGCAGAACTATCAAAATCATTTGCTTTTTTAATGGATATGAGTATGGTAGGTGTAGGAGTAGGATTTGATACAAAAGGTGCAGGTAAAATTGCATCTATAGAACCAGAAGGATCACCAGAACTTATTAATATTGATGATTCTAGAGAAGGTTGGGTAGAAGCATTATCTTGTTTAATTGATTCTTATTTAGAGGAAGGTTCTACACCTGTCTCATTTGATTATTCATTGATTAGATCATATGGAAAACCTATAAATGGTTTTGGAGGTGTTGCATCTGGTCCTGATCCATTAAAACATGGTCTTATGGGAATTAAAGATATTCTTATTAAAAGAGCAAAATCTACTAATCCATTATTAAATTCTGTCGATATTACTGATATTATGAATATTATTGGTAAAATTGTAGTTGCAGGCAATGTTAGACGTACCGCAGAAATTGCTTTTTCTACTCCTAATGATATAGCATTTATGAAAATGAAGAATTGGGAAACTGCAGGAGTAGAAACAGGAGCAATAGGGCCAGAAGAATTATATCTCATAAGTCAAGAAGACTATGACTTATATAATAATGACTTTGATTCAAGAAGTGAAATTGCTAAAAAATATAGTGATAAACCTTGGGCATATAAGTTTGGTGGTTGGCGCTGGGCTTCTAATAATTCTATCTTTGCAGAAGTTGGAATGAATTATACAGAAGCCGCTAAATCTATTGCAATTTCTGGAGAACCAGGCTTTGCTTGGCTAAAAAATATGCAACAATATAGTAGGATGAAAGATCCTGCTGACTGGAAAGATCGTCGAGTTGCAGGCGGAAATCCTTGTCTTGAACAATCTTTAGAATCTTATGAATTATGTTGTTTAGTAGAAACTTTTCCTACTAAGCATAATGATTATTGGGATTATCAACGTACACTAAAATTTGCATATCTTTATGCAAAAGCAGTTACTTTAATGGCTGTACATTGGCAAGATACCAATGATGTTATTAAACGTAATCGTAGAATTGGATGTTCTCAATCTGGTATCCAAGAAGCTATTAATAAATTTGGTCGCCGTAAGTACTTAGATGAATATTGTGATCGTGCTTATACATATATCCAATATATAGATCAAAAATATTCAGAATGGATGGGTGTTCCACTATCTCGTAAAACAACTTCTGTTAAACCTTCAGGAACAGTAAGTTTAGTTGCAGGTGCATTACCTGGTATACATTACGCAGAAAACGAATCATACTATCGTACTGTTAGATTATCTGCTATATCTCCTATGATTGATATATTAAAAAAAGCTGGATATCGTATAGAACCTGCTCTTTCTGATCCAATACGAACAGTAGTAGTATATTTTCCTGTTATACATGCTGAAGGTACTATATCAAAACATAATGTGTCTATATGGGAACAATTTGCAAATGCAGCAGATATGCAACATTATTGGGCAGATAACCAAGTTTCTATTACAATTACGTTTAAACAGGATGAAGCCGATCAAATTGCACGAGCACTTTCTTGTTTTGATTCTCGATTAAAAGGTGTTTCATTATTACCAATTTCAGACCATGGATATAAACAAGCTCCATATATTACTACTGATAGACAAGAAATTGAAGCTTATGCTAAAACACTAAAACCTTTAAACTTTAACTTATTATCTGAAGAAGGAGAAAATGCTGATGCAAATAAATTCTGTGATTCAGATGGATGTGAAATATAGGAGAAAAAATGTTAGATTTATATAATTATCAAACTTTTGTTGATGGTGTTACATCAGAAGGAAGTAAATCAAATGATGTATATATGAGAACTATTGCTACACTTGCTAATGAAGGATTAGATGTTCCAAGACTTTCAACTGCGTCAATTGGATTATCCGGTGAAATCGGTGAATTTAATGATATAGTTAAAAAAATCTTTTTTCAAGGTAAAAAATACAACGAAGAAAATAAAGAAAAACTAAAAAGTGAATTAGGAGATATAATGTGGTATTGGATACAAGCATGTATAGCTCTTAAACTTGATCCTTATGAAGTACTAAAAGAAAATATTAGTAAATTAGAATCTAGATATCCAGGCGGAAAATTCTCAGCGAAAAAATCTGAAGAAAGATAAAGGTTGCCAAAAGGAGTAAAATAGGTTATGCTAAAAGCAACAATTTGGACAAGAGACGATTGTATGTATTGTTCTCTTGCTAAAAAAGAATTCATAAGACGAAAAATATATAAAATTGATGAAAGAAATATAAATCATTTATGGTCTAAAAAAGATTTACTAAAAGCAGTTCCTAATGCTAAAACTGTACCGCAAATTTTTATCAGAGATAAATATATCGGAGGCTACAACGAGTTAATGCAATACTTTGAAGAAACAACAAGTAATTATGGGCATTAACTATGAATAAAAAATGGTTTGCAAAAGCCATGATAGAACTAGAAAAACTGTGTAGTAAAAGCTTAGATGAGTTAAAAGAGTTTAATAATGAAATTGATGATATATTAGAACATAATTTTAACCACATTATTAATAGGGTTGAAAATATGGAAAATTATTTGTTAGGAGTAGGTAATGAACATAATTTTTGATAATTTTTTACCAAACGGTCCTCTTCCTAATTTATTAGATTCTACAAAATTTATTGATTATTATAAAAAACAAGAAGATACTATTTCTAATAAAGAAAAAAAGAATCGACATTTTACCAGGCAAGTTGGTATGATGATAAATCCTTTTATAACTGATTTATTTGAAAATAAAAAAGCTAACCTTATTCCTAGTTATTTATGCGATACATTAGATACTTGGGTATATCCAGTAGATTTTTTAAATCCGGAATATTACGGTACTACTTTTCTTACATCGAACGAACCTTACAATCTTGATTCATTTATACCAGAAAAAGTACTATCTGGAATAATAAATAATAGAGGTTTTTTAGTTCTTTTTTTCGATGGCGAAATTATAAAACAAAATGTTATTGATACTTTTTTATCTAACACAAAAATACCTCACAATAAAATCATAATAATTTCTAGATGTATTCTTAATTATGATAATTTTATATATACTTCTTTTAACGAACTTGCTGCAATAAACAAGTTAGAATATACTTTCTATACACCAGACCCTTCAGAAAAAACAAAAAAATATACTTGTCCTAATTATCTTTTTAATATGCCTTATAGAAAGTATAGAGCATTAGTATCTGCCTTACTTTTACATTATAATCTATTAGATGATGCTATAATATCTATTGGAAAAGAGAAAGATTTATATGAATATCTAAAAGATAATAATAAGTCCTTTCACATAGATGTAACAAATAAACTTTTAGAAAATAGAAAAGACTTAACTAATATACCTGAGTTTGTAGATTCCATAGAAATAAGTAAAGCTTTTTTTAATATAGTTCTTGACTCTTATTTTAAACCAGAAAGTGAAAGTGATGAACCTTATATTACTGAAAAGATATATATTCCAATGTATTATAAACAATTTTATGTTTTATTCGGTCGTCCATATACTTTAAAATATATAAAAAGTGTAGGATATAAGACTTTTGACTCTATTATAGATGAAAGCTATGATGAAGTAGTAGATGATGAAAAAAGATTTTTGATGGCATTTAAAGAAGTTAAAAGAATTTGTACTATGACCACAGATCAAGTAAAAAATCTTTCTCAAAAAGTAAATAATATATTAGAATATAATTATAATCATATGCAAAAACGTATAGATCAAATGCCGGTAGATTTGGAGGAAAAAATTAATGGTACAAATATTTGAACCTGTTACATTTGATATAGATACTACACCTTTTTTAGAAGTAAATTGGGAAGAATATAAATGTTCATGTATACAACATCAAGTAACTGAACAAGCGGATTTACATGAAAATGTAGGATTCCCTGATAGTTTATGTATGGAAAATACAGCTATCTATCAAAAGTTTTTTGAAAAAGATGAAGTTGATTTTAAAGAACTTGAAGATCAACTAGATATTGAGGTAATTACGGTATCAGTAATTTTACAAAAACCAGGTAATATTATACCTTGGCATAGAGATATATTCTATCAAATTACTAAAAAATTTCCTGACAGACAAGATGAAAAAGTTAGAGCTAATATGTTTTTAACTGACTGGGAAAATGGACAATTTTTACAATTTGACGATAAAATTGTAACTCATTGGAGAAAAAATACAGGTTATTTATTTAATGATCAAATACTACATCTCTCTTCGAACGCAGGTTTTCACAATAAAATAACATTACAAGTATCAGGATTTTATTAATGGACTTACGAGGGGCAAAAGCAATACCAGATAATAAGTTAAAAGAATGGATGATGTCACTTAACCCTTCTCATTATCTTTATGATATTAATATAAATAAAAAATTTATTCAAGCATTTAAATACTGGTTAAGATGTAGCGAATTTAATAAATTAGAAAATATACATCTTTATAAAAACATAAAAATCTGTAATGGAACAGCTCACGCTTTTGATACGTTTCATTGGAGACACAAAGAAAAAAGATTTCTTTTTTATAAAGGTGAGTTTATGTATCATAAGGCGTGTTTTAAAGATAAAATTAATTGGAATTTTCTAGAGGATACTAAAATAAAAGAAGATGATGCACTTATTATTTCTGTGCCTTTTAGTGATTCCGGTAGGCAACATGAAACACTTCCTATTATTTTAGATACTTGTGATTATTTTAATATTCCAGTTCTTTTAGATTTTGCCCATTTTCCCTGCGCTAGAAATATAAATGTTGATCTTAGACATAAATGTATTGATATGATAACATTCTCTCTATCAAAAGCTTTTCATGGTGCTGAAAATTTAAGAATAGGTATAAGATTTGAAAAAGAAGATAATGATGACTCAATTGATATTTTAAATTCAGTAAGCATGTTAAATAATGTAAGTTTAGGTATTGGATTAGAATATATTGCTAATTACAGTATTGATTATAATTGGAAAACGTATAAAGATACTTATTATAAAATATGTTCTTATAAAAATCTTCAACCAACTGACTGTATAATGTTTGGTACTGGAGGAGAAGAATATAATAATTTTAATAGAGGTGGCCTTTTTAATAGAGTTTGTGTATCTAATTTAATTGGTGAAGAGATAAATGTTAGCAATATGCGGTAATAGTTATAGTTACGGTACTGAAGAAAATACATGGCCGAAAATATTAGCTGATAAGCTTAAATTACCTTTACTAAATATGTCTGCATGTGATGCAAGTAATTATTTTACTTGCTATCAAATAGAACACGTCTTAAAATACGATCCTAAAATAATTATAATTGTATTAGCAGGTAGTGACAGATTTGAGCTTGATGATGATGATTATGGAAATAAAGCATCTATAGAAGATTTTAATTTTAAAATAGATGAAGTTAATTATTCTCCTTTTTCTAAGAAACCTACTATACATTCAGGAAACGTTATTAGTCATATTAGAAACTATCATATAAAACAAATTAAAAACCATTTGATACAGCATTCGCATAGACTACAATCACAATATCAGTCTTGGTGTATTCAACATATGATATCTAAAATAGATTGTGTTTATAGACTTTATAGAAATATTTATCCAGAGTATCATAAAGATATAAAAAAATATAAAAAAGAAGAATTTTATGGATTAGATCAATTGTCGGGGTGGAGAAATGATGGCCCTTATGATTTTGAAAAAGAACACTCTAAAGACATTAATCACTTAAGTCTATCAGAAAATCAAAAATTTGCAGAGTGGGCATACAATGACTTGCAATTAGGATAGGCATAAAATGAAATCAATAAGTCTAGTACAGGCAAATTTTCCCATGAGCATTGAGAATGATACGTTTTATTTACCATACTCTGTTGGAATGATTTGGAGTTATGTAAGTAGTTTTGCGACAAATGAGTTCAAACTTAATAAATTAATATTTCGTCGTGAACCACTTGAACAAACAGCTGTGGTACTAGCTAAAGATACAGTTATTGGTTTTTCATGCTATATGTGGAATCGGTCGTACAATCTAGCACTTGCAAAGCGTATTAAAGAGTTAAATTCTAATGTTATTACAGTGTTTGGTGGTCCTGAAATGGAGATTTCAAACATTGATTTTTTTAAATTGTATCCGTATATTGACGTACATATTATACAAGAAGGAGAAATAGCATTTAAACAGGTGTTAGACCATATAGATGATTTAGATAAAGTGTCAGGAATCATCTATAATAAACAAGGTGTAGTTAAAAAAACAGATATAGCACAACGCATTATAGATTTAGATCAGCTACCATCACCATATCTTGATGGAACCTTTGATTTAATATTACAAGATAATCCATCATTAAAGTTTTTAAGCACAATAGAGAATACTCGTGGATGCCCATATCAGTGTACATTTTGTGACTGGGGTAGTTTAACTTATAATAAAATTAGACAGTTTAATCTTGATCGTATCTATAATGAAATTGAATGGATATTTGCTCATGATCAGCTTATAGGAATAGATATGGCAGATGCAAATTTTGGCATGTTGGTAAAACGAGACTCTGCTATAGTAGATAAGATTATAAATGAGCAAATTCAGTGTGGGCGTAAAATTAACTTTCAAACTAATTATGCAAAGAACCAAAACAAAGCCGTTGTTAAAATGGTTAAGCGACTAGCAGAAGAAACAGATACAGTTAAATATCTTACAGTATCTCTTCAAAGTTTAAACGATGATGTTTTAGCAGCAGTTAAAAGAAAAAATCTAGCAGTTAATAAAGTAAAAGAAATATTTACAATCTGTGAACAGAACGAGATTAGTTTAAAAGTTGAGTTGATTTTAGGATTGCCAAAAGATACCTTGGAAGAATTCAAAAATACATACTACAAACTATTTGATATTTCTCCTGATATTATGATTCAGACATATAGATTACTTGGACTTAATAACTCAGAACTATACTTAACAAAACAAGGCGGTACTAAATGGAGAGTAATAAATTCATTTGTACCAAATGAAGTTGACGGTATAGAAGAAACATTTCAATGGGTTTATAGTACCTCTACAATGTCTCATGAAGATATACTAGAAGCCATAAACTACGCTGCTTGGATGACCACGCTACATTCACATGGATTTACTAACATTGTATCTTACTATGCTAAACAACAGGGAATGTCATACAAGGTGTTTTATGAAGGATTATATCGTAAATATCAAGACAATAAATGGTTATCAGATTATTTTAAAATGTTTAAACAAAAAAACAGTGAATGGTATGAAACAGGAAATGCAAATATCGAAAGTTTAAAAGGTGTTGAATTTGCAGCTAATAATAATTTATGGCATTTGATTTCTAAAATTCATGCAGATAATAAGTTTGAGTTAGTATTTAATATTATAATTCAATACCTAAAAGAGAATAATCTATACGACAAAGATGTAATAAATATTCAAAAACAAGTACCAATTAAATTTAATAAACAAGATGACTATCCGTTTTTAATTAAGTATAATAATAAGACAGTAAAAATACTGAATCTGAACGATACAGATCATGATGAAAAAAGTTTTATAAGTAATATTTATTATAAAAGAGAAAGATCTTTTGGTAAGGCAAAAGTAATTGGGTTTATTGATGACTTGTAATAATGAATGGGACTCTTTAGAAGAAGTAATAGTAGGAATGGCAAATGGTAGTAAAATTCCTACTCCCACTAAAAGTTTTATGAGTTGTGTTTATCCAGAATATGAAAAAGAATATATTGAAAAAAAAGTAGGAATTTGGAAATTAGAAATCCTACGAGAACAAATTGAAGATTTAGAACAACTATCTCAAACCTTAACTAACTTAGGAATAAAAGTTTATAGACCGGAATTACCTGTAAATACTTTTTTTGAATGGCACTGGCATTGTCCAAGAGATTTAACTTTAGTAATCGGAAATAAAATTATTGAAACACCTTCTCCTATTGAAAATAGAAAAAACGA